GCCATGCCAAATTGTTCGTGCCGCTTTCCTTTGTCACATTCGTGTTGCGAAAGCTTTTGGATACTCCGATGATGATATTAAAATCATGAACGGTCTTTCCGCTGACCTTTGCAATCCTGTTATTGCTTGGAACGGCACTTTAATTCAACTTGGTTCTCTCCATATGTCTGGAAATAATCTTACCGTCTACAATGGTAGCATCGCTAACAATTTATATGTACGATGCCATTACTATGAACAGGGATACTCCATGACTCCATTTAGAGAGAACGTTAATCTTGTAGCTTACGGTGATGATCTAATTGGGTCTGTTTCACCATCATTGCAGAATTTTGATCACATTACTTTCCGTGATTATCTGCGTGAACATGGTATGACTTTTACTATGCCCGATAAAGAATCCGAAGCTACACCATTTCTTGAAATCGATAATTGCGACTTTTTAAAATGCTTGAACAGGTACGATCCTGATTTGAAGCATAATGTCGCTCAATTGTCTGAAATGTCGATTTTCAAGAGTCTCCACTCTGTTTTGTAAAGCAAAGTCCTCTCTAAAGAGGAGGCTGCTGGACAAAATATTGATGGAGCACTACGTGAGTGGTTCTTTCATGGTAGAGAGAAGTTTGATTTGCGTCAACAACAAATGCGCAAAGTTGTCGAAAAGACCAACTTGCAAAACCATGTTTTAGAACTTGATAAATCCTTTGATGAAAGGGTTGCTGAATGGAACAAGAAATATTATCCTGAGGATGTTAAGCCAGAAGGTGGCTCATCCAGGATGCGTAAGAATCATATCATCACTACTCGTCAATATGAGGGTGGTGCTAACTATGAAGATCTTGTTCGTCAGCAATTAGCTAAGCGTTTTTCTATGAAAGTATGGAAATATCGATGGCAACCTGCTGGAAACTGTGAAATTGATCTTGTCCTTGTTAAAGATGAATTTGTCGTTGTTGTAGAGATTAAGTCTCAAGACAACCCAAAACATCGTGATAAGGCTATTGACCAACTACACAGATCCAGGAGGCATATCGATTATCATTTTCCTGAGAAGCGCGTTGCATATTATTCCTTTGTAAAGGGGAACTTAATCTTGGTTAATGTCACTGGTGTAAATCAGAAACAAACTATCAAGAAATTCGCTCACGTATAGACCTAAGTATGTCTTTAAAATTGCTTGGTGCCGTTGTGAACGTCACCTTAATGTACAAATCACCGTGGATGTATTGGTTACCTGTATTATTACTTGTCCGCATACTTGTAATAGTGCTTGCTTACATCCTTGTATATATTGTTTATAAATGCGGCGACGGACTCTGTTAGTTTACCTTTGCTCCGTTCGTATAATGTGAACTACCGATAATGTAAATACTGAAGATACACAAAACGTTGCGCACGTAGACATGCACTTGAATATGTCAAGAGCACCGAATAATAAGAACGAACCGGTTGTTAGTTTCGCTTCTGCAGATAATGCATGGAGAAATGAAATTATAGCGGATCGTGATGAAACATTCGATGTCGGTTATCGTGAAGATGCCGATCTTGGCGCATTTCTTGCGCGTCCCTTGAAGATTTATGAGTTTACTTGGACTGTCGACTCATCGATCAATTTTGAAATTGACCCTTGGTCTTTATTTCTAGGGAACCCTAATGTTCTGCGTCGTATCGAAAATTACTTTTTGTTACGTGGAGACCTTGAGCTTAAGTTTATGCTTAACGGTAATGGATTCTACTATGGTCGTGGCCTTGTTTCATACACGCCACTTGCCAATAAGAGAATCTATGATGTTCCTATAGGTGATGTTTTATCAACACCTCAGGAAGTTCAACGTCCCCATTTATATTTGGATCCTACTACGAGCACTGGAGGTGAGATGTTATTGCCATATTTTTATTATAAGAATTGGATTAATCTCACTTTTGCCGAGTATAATCAACTCGGACGCATTCGTATTCAGGATCTTAGTCGTTTGAAGCAAGCAAATAGTGGCACTGGTCAGATCACTGTCACTGTGTTTGCGTCTATGAAGAATCTTAAACTCACTATGCCTACTGTTAATGAAGTTGGCTCTGTTTCACCACAGGGTGGTAGCGATTTTCGTGATTGCCCTATGTGTGATATGGATAGTTGTGGAGATTGTGAGAGATGTTACTTCAATCGTAGTATCGATCACGACTCTTACTTCCTAACAGATGTCAAACCAGAGAATGGAAACAGTAATGGCAATAAGAAAAATAAACCTAAGAGTGGAAAAACTAATAGCGGATCAACCAAGTCAGGCGATGAGTACGGTACTGGAATTATTAGCAAACCTGCGTCAATTTTGGCAAAAGCAGCGGGAGCTATTACAAATGTCCCAGTAATCGGAAAATATGCCCTTGCATCTAAGTATGCACTTGATGGGATTGGAAATATTGCCCGAATTTTCGGGTATTCTCGTCCTCCTGTTGTTGATAATATTGCGC